AGCGATGTTAAGCCGACCGTAGTCTTCACTGGCTAACACCTAAGAAAGATTATTCCTACCTGGAATAATCCTAATAAGGTTTAGAAAAGGATATCTAGAATAGGTTATCAGCCTATTTCTTTAAGTTCCCAGTTAAAGACGGAAACATAAGTCGAAACTTATCCGCTCTTCGTAGTAACGTAGAAGATCCTAATGTGATAATGTCCTTAACAGGTCGGAATTCAGATGTATCTGAAGCATTAGCGGAAATATCCTCTAATGTTTCAAGATTACTCCAAAGAGTATTAACATCTAAATCCTCATTATCCCATTCGAAGGTATCTTTTACCTCCACAACCGTGGTATCCCAAGACTCTATGATATGATAAAACATAGGCATAAGAGCTTGTTCCATTTGGCTTATAAAACCAGAGAAGGAATACTCACCCCCAACAGGGAAGAGCAGTTTACCATCCGGGCCTGTACCATAAAGGGAATGCATTTTCTGCTTAAATTCATCTGGATTTCGAGGTAGGTCTGATTGTTTAATATCAGCCATTTTAATACCTAAATCCTTTAAGTAGTCTAATGCTTCCTCTGACACAGTTACCTTCGTAGCGCGATTAAATGCTACAGAAAATAACCATGACTCGAAATCTGAAAACGTAGAAAATAACAAACCAGGATAAGATGCTAAGAGCAATGCTCGGCGCATACCTAAACCTAATTTGTTAAATTTCGCTGTTATTCGAGATAACGCACGGTATCCATGACCAAGGAAACTAAGAAGCTCCGAAATACGAGGATTTCGAAATCCCTTAATTCGATTGAAAAGCTGAAGGAGTCCCCGAATATCCCATTTAGCAACGGCCATCTCTTTGAAAGAGAGTCCGCTAACGTCTTGATATTTGTAAACAAATCGTTTAGCAAATTCCAAAGAACCGTTACGTGAAATTACAGATTTTGATAAATTAATACCAACATCCCATTCACGAGCTAATACAAGATATTCACGAGCTACATCAGGATGAGCAATAACTAAGTCATCACCCAAAACTAAGTAGTCTGAGAAACCTTTCAGATTACAGCGAAGTGCTGCGATTCTAACCATCATATGGTGTGTTACTGCAAGCATCGCCCAAGAGGACAATGCTCCCATTGGTTGCCCAGTAGCATAGCGTACTGCTTCTACTACAGGCACCTTTGCACCTTGCCATTCCACCAATCGTGTTTTCACGTATTGGTTCCCTTCAGGGTCTATACCTAATCGTTTACACGATATAGCCATAGGATCCCATTCCGGGAATGGAAGCGAATACCAACGTTCAACCAGTAAAGAGGCCCAGAGCCCTCCTAAATCCCTGTTAAACAGAGAATCTAGAATAAGCGACTGAACATTTAAAGGAATCCGATCAGTGGCCGCTGTCAAATCGAATGAGTATACTTTACGTATACCCCGTTCTTTAAGACTAGCTACAAACTTAGTCAAGGTATCACCTTGATTAAAAGTAGCATCCGATGGAAGACTTCTTAGAAATCTAAATAGATCCCTATGAAGAGGTCGTAACAACCATTGAGTCCAACAGTCAACCATTGCAAACACACGGATTTTACCCGCTGCTTCCTGTTTAAACGCCAACTTACCAATGTAAGTCGCCGTCCCTGGGAGTTTAACTCCAGGGTAATGGATCGGATCAGGTGCATATCTTTTCAAAAATCTTGAAAAAGACATCGCCATCACCACCGAGGAATGATAACCAAGTGCATCGAACAAGGTCATATAACATTTTCTCAGGACTGGTTGATCCCCAAAGACACGTAACGCCTTAATAATGGCCGGAAACGCAGTTGAGTATGATGAAGAAAAGATTATTTTCTTATCTTCATCCCTAATCGCTTTTGACGATGTAGGACTGCTCGAACTAATCCAAAACGGTTCAGGGAGATTTCCCTTACTCTCACAATTAAAAATATTGTGAGTGTTGAACGTTCTTACAGCATTACGTACCTCAGCAAAGTCAACTACTGCTTTAGAAGGCGTTATTATAGTGTTAATATTCAACTTTCCGACTACGTCGAAAACTCGATAAACACTCAATAACGTCAACCAAAGTCTTATGTAGAAAATATTGCCGTTACGAATGTGTTTACGGTGTACTGCAGGAATTATCCGTGGTATACCGAAACGCGTTCGTGAGATAGCTAATCCAAGCTCCTGAGAGGAAACATGACGTTCTCCCGACAGTGCTTGCATTAGAAGAGTAACGGATCCTTTCAAATACTTAACTGTATATTGAATGCCGTTTACTCTACTCAATCGATATAAATGACGAACAAATGAAACTGTTACTTTAACTGAAGAGTTTGTGATAGAGCCTTTCACTAGCAAACACATATTTAACACATGTGATACTAGTGGTCGCCCCGCTTTTACACGAAGCATGCCCGAAAAGGAAGGCACCAACCGTTTAATAACGCTATGACTATAGTTGTTAAATTTATTTAAAAGTTTAATCATTCTAGTTTATAGTGTATTGAAAGGGGAGGGCCCACTTTTCCTTCGGTTTCCAACTTTTGCAAGTTGGGCCGCAGGCAGGTTATACAACCACAGTGTGGGTAACTGCAGGATAATTAGTCATTTGATCAGTCTTCACTTAGACCCTTTACTAGTACGAACCGTAGCCCGTCGTTCAACTAAGGAGAGGACATGTTCACCAACTAACAACCTATACCTATAAAGCACTCCTGTTTCCAGGACTTTATAAGCAGTATAATGAGGCGCTCGGGATGGATCCCGACCTAGTAGCTAGGCCGAGTGCCACTAGTTCACTTTGAACTAAGATAGGGTTTCCC